TTTTCATTGGTTTTGATTCTGTGGAGTTTGGGCTAGATTGTCGCCTCACCCTCCGGAGGAAAGGCAATGCGGTACAGAACTGAGGGCGTGCAGCGTCGGGTCCCGTCATGCGAGGCGTGGAGCGAGCCGATCTTGCACGGCAAGCCATACGCTGTGGCACTGGCTGAGTGCGACAATGACGCTAGTTTTGAGCGAGACGGCCATAGGTGCTGCCGCGCGCATAGGGACTCTTTGTTCGTGATTTGGCAGGGCAGCAAATGGGACGTATCAGGCGACACTCCAGCAGTGTGGGCCGAAATGTCTTCCATGGAGATGCTGCCGCTTAGTGAGCGGTAGGAAGTTCGGGCTCCGCTCTCGTTGCGAGATCCTCGGCCTCTTCCTTAGTGAGAGGCTTATCGTTCATCTTATGGCCTTCGATCACGTCGAACTGGCCGCGGCCAAGATGAACGATGTGACGCTCCATTGCCGCGCCCCGGCCGCTTTTCGGGAGCGGCGGATAGACGGCCAGATGCTCGGTGCGGATCAGGTTGTGGCCATTGGCCATGGCGCTGATCCGTTCCGCCGAGAGATGCGTCCCGGCCTTGAGGTACTGTGGCGGGTCCTGGCTTCGATCCCAGAAAGCGAGGCGGACATAGCCGCCGCCGATTTCCTTTGATCCGATCATCTGAGGCATGCTAGCGCCCTCGCGTGTTGGTGACGCCGCTGATCCAGCGGCGCTGCTTGTTGGAGACGGCAACGCGCTTATTGCACGATACCGCTGAAGAAAACACCGAGGGACGCCGCGACGATATCCATGTCGAACGCCATCTCCGCTTCGTCGCGGATCGTTCCCATGCCGAGCCAGTCCATGGGGATCTGCGAGATGCGGACGCCAAGGTTGTTGAGGCCCGTGAAGCCCTGCCAGCCGAATGTGTAGCCGGCAGACGGAACCATGAGGCCAGGCTCCGGCGCCGAATAGCAGAGCAGTGCGACCTTGCCGACGATAAAGGCGTAGCTGCCTGTGAGCCCTTCGGCTGCCGAGTTATAGACGGCACGGGCGACGAGGCACCTATCCACATCGAACATCGCCGCAAGCATTTGCGGGGTGATGTTCTTGGCATCCGGCTGGCTCGTATATTTGATGCGATCGATCACGAGCGGATGCTTGCGAAGCGCCTGGTAGGCAGGCCACGACAACGTGAGTGTGTTCGGCATATATCCGGTGTTTTGCAGAATGTATGTCTGCCAGGTCGCGATATCCGTGAACGGATCCCCATTGGCGTCATCATTCCAATAGGCCGGCGACGTACTGCCCGGCGTGCCGCCCGCAGTGCCGGTGACGTCCTGACTCCACAGACTCGTCTGCAGAAACTTCGATGCGAAAATCCGATCCTTCTTGATCATGAGCTTCTGCATCAAGGCTCGCGTTGTCGCGACGTCGAGATCCACGGCCGGATCGGCGTTGGCGCGGACTTGCGGGCCGATATCCTTATGCAGCGCATAGACCTCGGCCGAATAGGATTGCGTCGTCAGGTCCCAGCCGGAGCCGGCAGATTCCGTCGCGTCGGCGCGAAGCTGGGCCTCGTCGCGGAAGAAGTCGTCCTTCGAATAGACGAAATATTTGTCGGTCTGATGCACGACCGGCACCATCGGGAAGACCGATTCGGCGATGTAGCCTTCGGCATCCTGAATGAAGGCAACGGAGACGTTCGTAAGCGCTGCGCTTACGTGGACGTCCTGGAGGACGGGTTGGGGCATCTCAGGGCTCCATCTGGGGGAAGGGCGGCGTCACCGCGACGCGACCAGGACCTTGCCCAAGGGCGTTTCAGAAAAATGCGAGGCTCGGGCAAACAAACAAGCCGGCAAATGAAAAGCCCCGCCGAAGCGGGGCTTGATTTGTTAGGTGAGTACCAGCGGACCGCCAGGGCCGAAGATGAACCCGGTGAAGATCTGACCGTTGCTCGCAGCTTCGAGCGCGACGCCGATCTGCGTGTAGCCGGAGCCAGAAGTCCAGGCGACAATCTCGCCGGATGAGTTGACCATGAGTTTTGCGCCGGCCGCGATCGTTCCGCCGGCCAGCATTTTGCCGGGCCCAAAGACGCCGACATCGGCTGCCTCGCCCGCTGCTGGCTTGTTCTGCAGGATGCCGTAGAGCGCCGCGCCGGTCGATGAGGCGAGCGCGACGGTGCGCGCCGCGCTGACCACGACGCCATAGAACTGGCCGGAGCCTCCGTTGCCATTTAATCCCGCGCCGTTGCCGTAGTTGGCGGATGCGACGCATTGCGAGCCGTCATGTAGAAGAACGCTTTCGGTCGCCATTGAGGTAAGTCCTTCTCTTTCGCGTCACACGGGCGGCGTGCGCGGCAAAATATCGAAATGCTTAAGGGGTGCGGTTAGGCGGTCAGGCCGCAGTGCGGCGCTTGGCGGCCTCTTCCTGCTTGACCTGCTTCCTGAGTTCGGCATTGGCCGGATCAGAAAAGACCTTCGTGTAGGCCTGTTCTTTGGTGAGGCTCTTACCTGCCTTTTCCTGGCTCAAGCGATATTCCTCCGCTTTTGCCACGATCTGAGCTTCGGCGCTGGCGCCGGCGCCACCATTGCTGCTGCGGCTGCCAAACTCTTCGAAGACCTTGCTCATGTCGGCGATTGCCACCATGCTTTTGATCTTCTCTTCAAGCTTTTTGACAGCCTCGGGATCGCCGGCATAGGCCTTGCGCAGCGTTTCGCCGAAATTTTCCGGCAGCCCGATGTCCTTGGCGCGCTTGGCAAAGGTGGCGGCCTCGTCCTTCTCTTTCAGCACCTTAAGAATCTTGCGATCTTCGGCGGCGGCATCGAGAGCCTTCTTGATGCTCTCTGGCAGCCGCTTCTCGATCGGATTGTCTTTCATATGCTGATCGCGCTCGTCGGGTGACTTGGCTAGGAACTTTTCCTTTTCGCCGTCATCCATCTCCGCGTCGTCCATGTAATCCTTATGCTTCTGCGAAAGCTTCAGGATCGCAGCCTCGCGATCCTTCTTGGCCATGTCCGCCTTCTGCTTCGCAATAGCGGCGATGACTTGCTCTTCGGTTGCGCCGGCGTCGAGCCCAAGCGCCTTCTTGATCGCGTCGGACACGTCGTCCTCCACTGTTGCGCCGGCGCTGCCGGCTCCACCGGCCGCGATGCCCGCGGCCAAGGCTTTTTCGACAAGATGCTCATGGAACTCATCGATCGATTGTTCGATCGGCGCGCGTTTGTCGGCCACAGCTGCGTCATCGACGATGGAGAACACGCTTTGCAAGAGCGCTCCAGCCGCTTTGGCGAGATCGCGGATAAATGCGCCCTTGCCGACCTTCCAGTCGTCGGGAATCTTGTCTGATGCGCCGAGCGATCTGGCGCGACTGATGATGTGCGCCTTGGCTTTTGCGGGATCTTTGGCGCGGCCGATGGCGCGGATCGCATTCTCGAGATCGCCGACATTTTCGATCGGGAAAGAACCGTCGGGAAGAGCTTTGCCGCTCGAGGCGAGCTCCTTGCGCTTGTCGTCGCTGAACTCTCGTTTCATCAGCATGATTTTGACTCCCTCGCCAGCGCCCTTGTCCACGCCGGAGACTTCGCGGATGACGAGATCCTTAAGCCAGGCGGGCATTCCTATGACTCCACTCGCTGTCCAACCCCGCCAATCGAAAATTCGGGACGCTCGCCACGCTTGTACCCGGCCCAGACTCGCGGATCATCGACCTTGAAGCCGACCCACCAGCCGACCTTCTTGAGATCGATGCCCAGCGCGGCCTGCTTGTCCTTGGTGAAAACCATCGATTCGACCATGCGGCCGGTGCCGACAAGCTCGTGCATGTCCCCGTGGCGACGATCGTACAGGGTGAAGTCGTAGGCTGCCTTTTCAAGTTCCTCGGGCGAGATCATATCGCCTTGCTTATCGACGATGATCTTGCCGTCTTGCTCGACGACGCTGGCCCAGCCGAAGATCAATTGCTGATCCGGGTCGGCCTTCATGACCGTCACGGGGATCGAGAATGTCGTATCGCCTTTCGCATAGGTTGCGGCCGCCGCGTCTGGATCGATGCCATCAGTTGGGCACGAGGCGCCGAGCGCGCAAGCGTGATCGTGAATGGTCTGCAACAGCGCCATATCGGATTTGCTGTGCCGCGCGCCGGACTTGCCGAGTGTTTGCTCTGCCATCGCCGCAGCGTCCGGCTTTGTCACCGGCAGCTTTGTGTTCTGGCCGATCGTGGTGCTAAAAGACTGAGCCTTCGGCTTTTTCTTCTTCTTGTCCTTCTCATTGCCGATTGCGGTCGTGACGTGCGTGTCGCCGGCCGTCGCATCCTTGCGGAAGAAAGAAAGAAAGGACGGCATCAGCTTCGGCTTTCGATCCAGGCCTCTGGCGATGCCCATTTGAGAGGATCGCCGTTTGCCATTCTGATCTCAGTGATCATCGCTTCGAGCCGGCTCCGTATTGGCTGCTGAGCCAACGCGGCCATGACTCCGTCCGCGTTCATCGCTTCGATTCGGAAATCGATTATTCGCTGCAGATGAACACCAAAGGCCAAAGCAACCGGCGCACCAAAGAGGAAGCCGAAGAGAGAATGGCGCGAGATCACGCTATCGCTCCGACTGCGATTTCACCGTTGCCCGGCCTCGCGCCGCGCAACTCTGCGCCAGCGTTCAGTTCGCTGCGCTGGTATTCGCCGCAAGGGAGCTCTGGATTGACGGGCGGGTAGCTTGATTGAACGGTGAACGCGGGCCGTCCTTGCGGGCCGGGCGTGACAAGGCCGAAAGCCATGGGCGGGTAGCGTCGGCAGAAGATGCCTTTGCCGATAAGCACCATGAATTCGCATGAACGGCATGACTTGCCGCCTATGATCGCCGTCATGGCCCGTTGTCTCCGCGCTGCCTCGCCCATGGTCTATGCGTTGCCTGTGTTCACCATGTCGAGATCTGTCCTATATTCGACGCCGCATCGACAATTCGGATGCTGAGGCGGGTCCTCGATCGGTCCGTCGTCGCTATCGAAGCTGTCATCGAGTCCGACGCCGTCCTGATTGGCGTACGGGATACCCTCGCAGATCGGGCAGACTGCCTCGTCCATCGACGTCAGCCAAAACCGCATCGTCGCGCCTTGCTGAAACACACCGCGATCAGTTGCCTGCTGATAGGCGTCATGCAGCCCAAGGTTTGCTGCCCGAACCGATTCCGTCTGCGCGATCATTTGCGCACGGTAGTCCAGCGCACGATCAACGTAAGCGTCCACCATGTCGTCGATGGCCTCGCCGCTCAGGGCCAGACCGCTATCCAGCGCGTCCTGGAATGCATTGTCGAAAGTGTCATCGCGAAGCGCCCTGCCCAAGGCATCGGGATCGTTCGCTTCGAGCATGGCCCGGTAGTTTTGGACAGCCTGCGCCTGGCGGTCACTTAGTCCGACGCTGTCGCGGATCTCGATCGCGATCTCATCTGGTGTCTCACCCGCGCGAACACCGGCAAGAATGGCGGCAAAGACGTTGTCGCGCTCCCCATCAGTCAGTGACGAGATCAAGGCATCCTGGTAATCGCGAAGAGTGCTGGCGACGTCGTCCGTGTAAAGATCGAACGCAAACTCATCGAGGGGCTGATCGGAAGACGCTGTGTCCTTGCGGAGCCGACCACGATCGCGAGCGCTCCTAGCGACGGCGCTGATTTCCTTCGCACCTCGTTCCGCGCTTTCCTTATGCACGGAGGCGATCGCTGCGAAGCCATGTCGCAGTTCAGCTTGCAGGGCTGGCACCGCGATGGCGTCGGCCGCACGATGATAATCCCGGCGCCTGATCGCGTCGGCGATGTCGCGCACCGGCACACGCTTCCTGAACTGCTTAAATGCGGCGCCGATCGCGGCCGCAATCTTCGGTCCCCCGCGTTCCGCAATGAGCTTCGTCGGATTGTCGCGCGGCAGGTATTGGTGCGCCCTGAGCGCCTTTCGCAGCCTTAGCGCGCCGCAGCATGCCGGCGATCTCACTGCCGTTTCAACCGCACTGCGCGCCGCCCCAGAGACAGCCTGATGGCCTGTTCGAGAGTGGCGCGCTTCTGTGTCTGTGTCGCGACGTCGCCGCCAGCGGCCTGCGTCATTGCGGCCGCATAACCGGCGTCTTCAGCAACGTCCGGCATGCCCGCGGCGTCGCGCACGTACGCCTCGAGGTCCGGATCAGGAAAGAGCGGCATGCCGGCTTGAGACAGCCGCAGAATGAAATTCGACAGAGCGTCCAGATCAAGCCGCTGCGCCATGTCCGGCACATATTGGGGCATGAGCTTCGGATCGAAGCCGTTCAAGTGCCACACACGCGGCAACAGATAGCGGTTCAGCACGGAGGCATCCGAGTCCATGTAGGCTTCGATGGCCTGCATGAAAATATCGACCTTGGTCTCCGCCAGGTTTTGGGCGCCTCGGGTCTCGTGCCCCATCGTGAGAAAGTCGGCAAGCACCGAGGTAATGATGTCGAGCTTGTAGCGGATGATCGGCGTGTTGGCGTCGAGGTTCGCGCGGCCCGACTGCGGCGTCTCCAGCTTGAAGTCGTACATCGGCACATTTGATGGCATGCCGTTGGGGCCTGGCCATGTATCAGATGGTTTGATGAGGCCCATCTGCTCATCAATGCGCACGTTGCTGACGACCTTCTTCCATGAGTTAACCATCGCAACGGAAAGCGGATCTCCAGCAGCAGCTAGTTCAAGCGTTCTGTTTGGGATGCTCGCGACGGGAAGGCCCGACAACCGTTCGAAAAGGATCGCCTCCTGTTCCTGTAGACGCTTGATGAAATAATAGGGCAAGAACGCGTTGCGAATTATGCTCTTGCCTTCGGGATTGTTCTTGTGTTGGCTCGGGCGGAACAGCAGCATTTTCTCGATCGGAATGTCCGTAAGCGGCCCGATCCATGGCTGTTGCGTCATCCCGAGGATTTCGCCGTTCACCCCAAAAAACCATTTGAGCAGCGTTTCCTGACCGCGGATCGGGAGGCGCCTGATGCCTATGCGGCCATCATCGAAGGCGCTGCTTGGCGTGGCGCTCCCGAATGGCTGTTGCCCGCTGCGACGTTTGTAGACAATCTCGTGCGGTGCGTAGCCGAAGCCCAGCATCGAGAGGGTTTCGACAATAAAGTCCTCCCAAGTGTGGGACATATCGAAACGGAGGCTATCAGCGAAATCCGCCATCTCCTTTGCTTGAGGCGTATCGTCAGCCGGCTCGGTTCGCCACTCGACCTTTCGCATTATGCCGGCGATCGCGAACATGATTGCCCCGATCGTGGGGCTGTTGTCGATCATCTCGCGATAGACGCGGGCAGCTTGGCGCCCGATGAGCTGCGGCAGAAATTCTTCGCGAACCCAGCCGGCGAAGGCGCGGAGGCCCGTCGAGCCGAGGTCGCTAAACCTCATGCCATCATTGAATGTCGGGATCGGGCCGGACGACCCTCCGCCCATATTCGGGTCTTTTGGGCGGCTGCTCTGATTGTCGGCCAAGGAGCGTTACCTCATCAGGCCCCATACCCGCCAGGGGCGCCACCTAATGCGGGATTTCTCGCCGTCGGCATTCTCGACGCGGTGATGACGATCGGCATGGCCATCGGGATTGGTTTGGTCATCACCAAGCGCCCGAAGGCGCCGCTCGAGGCATCCACCTGATCCTTCAGCGACGCGCCGGGGAAGTTGCAAAGCTCGTCGATATAGCCCTCGTTCCAATCGCCGCGGATTAGATCGATGTTTCCTGCCTCGCACTGGACGGCGAACGGTTCGGCTCGCTGCTCCTTGTCGCCAGTCTCAGGCGATGCTCTGACCACATAGCCAGCCAGGAAGGCTACATTGTCCGCAGCCTGCACCTTCCCGGATTGTCCAGGATCTTGCGGCAGACTGATCTCGACATCTTTGCCATCGACCGCGGCCGTAGCAAGAATGATCTTGCGGACCTCGTTGCCCTCTTCACGGGTCGTAATGGAATGCGCGACGACATAGCGCCCTTCCGGAGTGCGGCCGAGCTTGACGCCCGCCGTACGGGCTCCGGTTCCTCCGCGCGTCGCGGCCAGATCCCAATGTCGAACAAACCTAGTGCCCAGCGGCGCGGCGTTGACAATCCGATCAGCAAACCAAGCTCGCTTGAACATGCCACCTTCGCGGGGCGCTGGGCGCTGCTGGTATTGCCCGGCATAGGCATAGGAACCCATGTCGCGTTTCAGATCCTCGACGACTACGCGCGGGAAGCGACCGGGGTCCAGCAGCTCCCCGTCATAGCTGCGTGGATCGACGAAGCCGATGCGCGTGGAGCAACGTCGCTCGGGCTCGAATTCCATGGGCAGGCAAAGATGCTCATACCCCATGTGGTTCTTGATGATTGTACCCGCCACGTCGTCTTCGTGCATGCGCTGCATGATCACCACGATCGCAGATTTTTCTTGGTCGTTCAGACGATTCAATGCGCCTTCGCGAAATAGCCTCGTCGTCGTTTGGCGCTCATTCGGACTTTCGGCCGTCTTGGTCGAATGCGGATCGTCGATGATCAAGCGATCGCCACGCTGCGACGTCAGAGAAGTAAAGGCGACCCCTTCGCGCGTCCCGGTGCCGCTGTTCGCGAAGGACGTTTCGGCCGTTCGGGTGAGCATGACATTCGGGTAGATCTGTCGAAACCATTCCGACAGGATCAGATCCCGGCACTTGCGTGTGTCGCGCGTAACGGGCCCGTCATTGAACGCCGTAGCAAGATAGCGCAGCGCCAAGCGCTCCAGGGCGCCCCATTCCCAAGCCTGCCAGAACACGGACACAGTAAGGGACTTCATGGAGCCTGGTGGCACCGTGATCAGCAAGCGGTTGATCTGCCCGGAGGACACCGCTTCAAGGTGCTCGCAGATAGCGTCGATGTGCCAGTTCGGGCTGAAATGGCGTTCCGGCTCCAGAACATGCCACGCCTCGGCAATGAAGCCTGAGAGGCGTGCGCATCGAGCTCGAATCTGTCCCGCGTTGTCGAGGATGCGCTGACGCTCGCGTTCAGCCTCCCGTCTCGCTACCTCCGCCTTCCATTCCTCCAGGCTTGGCAATCGCGCGGCCGAGAGCTTCGAGGATAGGTCCGAGAGCACGGAGTTCTTCATCGGTCAGCTTGCTTAGATCGTAAAGGCAGATCGGTCCGCCGCCTGGCCCGGCATGCTCGTGACCGACGATTTCCTTGCGGCCGCCGCGGGTTTTGTCCCACCAGATTCCGGCACCAAGCACGGCCTTTTGCCAATTGATCTTGCCTTCCGCAGTAGGTGGGCCACCGAGGGCTTGCATCAGGAGACTTTGGCCGACCATGCCGCAGGCCTCGATCAGGGCGCGATCAAGCTCATTGGCGTAATACTTGCGCAACGTCACTTCGCCGATGCCGACGATCTTGGCGATATTCGGGTGGGCGATGCCTACCTGCGCCATGGCCTTGACGAACTTGCGCGATTCCTCAGTGGGCCTGTAAGGCGGGCGACCGCGGGGATTGTTTCGCTTCGAGCGCTTCGCGGGTTTGGCGACGGTCATTTGCTTTTCCGGGGGCCCTTGGGCGCTACAGTCTGGCAAACTCGCCGAAATACTCTTTGGCGGCGCACTCGTAGGCAGCGGCCGCTTCTTCGCAGGTTGGAAAAGTACCGAGGTAGCGGCGAGGTCTGCCGGCGCTTGCTCTGTGGCGGCGGGGCCTTTGTCTCGACACACCGATCAAGAAGCCGTACCAGCAATCGGCGCCGCGTGGCAGGATGCTCGTCCTCAGCCGGGAAAGCAGCTCCCTTCGGCACGGCACCCTTGCGCGGCGCGGTACACCCAGCGAAAAATGCCGGTTGCTGGATCGTAATGCAGGAAGACTTTGAGGGTAAGTCGGCCGATGTCGGACAAGCGATTTTGGGGAGATTTTGGCTTCAAGACGCAGTTGGCCCCGCGACGCCCGCGCGCATAGGGTGTCGCAATTTGTCTCTTGTCAAGCCCAGGCGCTAAGAGCAATTCCCCAATTCCCCAAGCTTTCGCTCTTAGGCGTGGGGAATGTGGCATTTTAGCAACACGGTAAGTTTGCCGAATTGAGCCAGCCCGAGATCCATTCCCTGCCGCGGTGGACCCTCCGATAGAACACGCTGGGCGACCACCTCTGCTCGATGCACATCCGCCGAATCGACCGGCGGCGCGCGCTTTGGTTTGCCCAGTGCATGACTTGGAGCGCCATCCCCGTGTCGTGCGTTCTGAGCGCGGCAATCCATGCTAACGCGCCTTCCATGCGGGTGATTTCCGCGCGATCAGGCAGTTCCAGTCGCCTCGCAAGTGCTTCGAAAGCGTCATCCTTGGGCCAGTCTCTCAGGTCATCAGCATCCCGTTTGACATCGGGCATTGCATTGCCCGGGTCCTTCGGCCACGGGATGCCAGGCAGACGATTGAGGACGCGAAAGGCATCGACGAGGCGGCGCCCTACATACTGCTCGGTCCATCGCTCAGGGATCGGCCCGTCGAAGAGCTCGAGTTTTTCGACGTAACCCCTGGGGCGCCTTGGGCGCGGTGGAACATTGCTGGGCCCGTAATGGCGTTCCGCCGGATCGTAGGGCCGCACGGCGCCGCGGGCGTTACGTTCGGATTGAATTCTACCATAGTTGCTGATCTTCTCATCGGTTGCGACATTGAGCATCGAAGTAGGTCCTTCACGGTTCGTCGAGGATGTTTTGGATCAAGTGCGGTTCGGCGGCGCAGATCTCTGCGATTATCGTCAGCAGTTTTTCAGGTGTCATCCGGCGAGATTCGGCGGCCTTCGTGAATGTCTCACAAGCGACCGGGCTTAGGAGAATTATCAAGGCGTTCGGCACAGTGCGGAAATGGAGGGTTAGCCGCGCTGCTTGATGGAAAACGCTGTTTTCTGAGACATCCATGTCGATGGCGATATCGCGTGCGCGCCGGCCAACCCCGACCAAAAATGCAAGCCGGGCGATTCGCTTCTCTGTCCAGCCCATCTCAACCATTCCGAAATCCCCGCCGCTCCGGCACCTTCACGATCAGGACGCGCCAAGTCCTGTAGGCTCCAGCATTCCGGTGCACGGTTATCACCCGCACCTGCTCCGCTCTGCATCGATGGAAGCGAAGCGCCCGCCGGGCCCAGGGCGAGAGCCGCTGCGGCGCGTTCATGGCGGCCCTCCGAGATGTTCTTGCTCTTCATCCTCTGGCAGCCCACCCACGATAACCTTCGGCACCGACGCTGTTTTTTTCTGCTCGACAGAAACTCCGCTGCACGCCGTCGACCACAAATGCTCTGGTAGATATTTGTCCGGCATCTGGCACCCTGGTTCCCCTGGCTTCGGGCTTTCCCGCGGCCAATAGCCGTTTTCGAATAACATGTTAACCATGCCGCGAAGGTTGCGCTCAGGGACATTGGGATGATCTGGGCCGAAGTAGAACCTCCCCTCTTTCCGGCTGGGCTCCGCGGAGCGGCTGGGTTTTGCCCGATCAGCTTCTCTTGCGGCAAGGATTTCCGCGCGAAGCCATCCAGCTCCCCAGGTTCGTAGCGGCGTCGGAAGACTTGGCACCTTGCGTCGGACCGTCGGCAAGATGTGACGATCTAGGTCGCAACCCATGGCCATCAGATCGGTGATCGGCCGGATAATCTCGATTTGCAGCGAATCCCGAGCGACGTGG